GTACCCACCTGAAACAGCCGCCTCATAATTCTGAGCAACAATAGCCCGACCAACGGGTATAGACATCGCGGGGGATTCTAAGTCCAAACCACCTTTTAACGCCCAAGTCTCAGTGCGAACTGTCATGCTAACGGGACATTGGCAACGGAAGGGTTTGGAATAGACTCAGCGGCTAAATCTGCCATGCGAGTGTCTAGTTGCCTACTTGCGTCTTGATATAACTCTGGCGCATCTTGTTCTGCGGCAAGGTACATCATGGCTTGGTATAAAATAACCTCTGTATGTGCTACAGGCAATATTGGAATGTCTGTACCTAAAGTTAAAACTTGCGGAGTTCTGGTGTATTCAAAACTCACAGTACCCACAGTATCGGGGATACTATTAAACTTGATACTGTTATCTGGACGGATAGTGAATTGTGTGGGTGTCCCAGCACTAGACAACGTATTGTCGAAATTCCCCCACTGGACATATTGCATATAGAACTTGTTACCCCCTGTCGGGGTAGAGTGTATTAACGAATACGGACTCCACCTTCTTAGCACAGGATTTAATGCTAAATCATCAACAGGGTGGTAAGTTTGTTTATCTACTACCGTGGAGAAACTTGCCTCATTCCAAAGAAAGTTCCAATCCCTTTTATTCTGAATCTCAACCCATGCGTTTGATACCCATGTCACTACCTTCTTCTTAATTCCTTTCTGACCCGCCACAGAGAGTATACCCTCTTCTGCAAGACCAGCCTCCTTGATGAGTGTGTCACATAGACTGAGATAATCCATTTAAGCTACCTTTGTATATGGGAAGCGTTTGATGTCACGGGTGATTTCTTCCCCCTTTTCGTCACGCTCAAATCGGGTAATGATGGCATCATCAATAACCCCTAAAACTTCGTTAGGAAGTGATACTTCCTCTTCACGTTTAATTTGGTACGCGACACCATTTAACTGAACGAAAATATCTCCAGTATCTTCAGCAGTATTGTGGAAACTCACTCTTGTTCGACCAGTAGAAATCTTATTCAACTCTTCTAAATCACTGTTCGCTTGCGCCTTCTTTGAAGGGGCAGGGGACTTTTTTGCAGACATAATTACCTCATTAAATTTTCTTACAGGCACAAAAAAGCCGCCCGTTAAGGCGGCTCTTTCGCAGTTTTGACTAAGTAATATTAGTCAGTAACACCACACTCAGCCCGAACCATCCACGCATCGTTTAAGATGACGCAAGTAGTCATAGACTTCCAGCCGATGTGACCACGTTGAGCAAGAGGGTCGCTCTCACTTGGATGTGGGTTCACAACAGAAGGTGTGATTGAAGCTCTACCTTTTAAAGGAACAATTCCAAAAGCATCACGGGAGATAAACAACACTGGGTAAACATCAGCAGATGTGCCAGTTGTTGAAATCATAGTGCCTTTAGCACCACCCGCATCAGCCCATGAAGCGAACACAGTAGAACTGATATAGCGAACATCTTCGACTTTACCAATCTCAGACTCATAAGGAGTCATTGACCCGTACTTCTCAGTAGGTGTGAAGCCAGAAATGTTACGAATATCCCCTTCCATATCTGGGTGAACCAGACCAATGAAAGAAGGTGCTACAGCTTCAGTGCCATAACTTGGCGTAGAACGTACAATCTTAGTGATTGCTCTAGCGTTCTGACGTTTTAAGTCACGGATGCACTTGCGCTGAAGCGACAATGTTAATGCAGTGTTCACAGCACTACGAGCCGCACCATTTGCATAACGCACACCAGTACCCGCTTTCAATACATTGAAACGAATTGTCTCAATCGTTTGTGCGGCTTGCTCACCAAGAATCTCAGTAGCCTCTTGAAGTACAGGATCCTCATGGGTATCTTGAACTATGTCGGTGATAGTAACCAAGTCGCCATATTGGGCAAGGTTTCCAGTTACATCAACTGCCGCTAACTGTTTAGACGTTGGTGTAACACCCTCAGTCAATGCAGTAGTCGCTAAAGCCAACGCTGAATAGCGTCTGAATTTAATCTGTTTAGATGATTTAAGAGGCACAGGCTTAGATTGCCCGAACTTCTCAATTACTAAATGTGGTAAACCTCTTTTTAGAAGTTCCCGCTCCGCGTATGTCGCGGTTCTTGGGGTAATGTCCCCATACTCGGTATTAGCCATATTTAAATGTCCTATTCAAAAAATTAATTAACGTGTATACGCTGTTTTTAAGTCAGGGTCGTTCCGTTCAAGATAATCAAACAACGCATCTGGGTCTGAAGGCATCCCACCTGAAGCACCCGCGCTGTGCTTTGGCGGTAGTCCAGTGCCATCTGCTAATTGCCTTTCGCGTTTATCTTGAATCTTCTCAACCTTAGATTTCCCAGACTCGGCAACAGAATTTGGTCTACTCTTGTTAAACTGATCTAACATATAAACCGCGTCTGATGACTCGTTTGAGTGGATCAACTGCTGTACAGGGCTAGGGAGACCACCCAACCACTCAGAAAATTCTGAGGAGTTAACTTGCTCTCTCCAATCTGGATACACCTCTGCCAACGCTTGCTCTTGACTAGCCTTAGTTCGTTCTTTCTCGGCATCAAGTAAGGGTTTGACTACTTGGTTCACCTTCTGCTCTACACTCGCAGTATCAACCGCTGGTCGTTGGCTAACTAAAGCCTCAACTGCGGCTTTTGCCTTATCCTCATCCCCAGAGTAAAGATCATCTACGATCTTCTTGGAGTCGATAGTAGGCGTGGGTTTCGCAACCACTCTTGTTCTCGGTTGGTCTGCCCTCTTCAGCGTGTTATTAACTTTCTGAAGTTCATTTATCTGACGTTGAAGCGCAGAGACTCTGCCCTCATCGGATTTATACTTATGTTGAAGTGCATCAAACTCCTTCTTCAGCGCATCATAGTCAGATGGGCTGGTGTCTTCTGCAACATCTTCTGTACTACTCTCCGAACTCTCGGCTTGTATCTCTGTAGACTCCTCTTTAACTTCAGACTCCTCAACCTTGTCCTCGGAGGTTGCCTCAACAACGTCCTCGGTTTGTACTGAATCGCCCTCATTAAAAATTGCGTCTAGTTCTTTATCATCAATCTGACCTTCTTGCTGTTCCATAACACTTCCTTTAGCGGCTATTTAAAGCGGCTATTATTCATAATGTGCGCTTTCAGCTTTGCGGATTGGAGAGTCCTCCATCGGCAATTCCAAAAGCCCCCGTAGAGCCTTTATATAGCCCCGTGTAAATTGCGTCCGTTCAATGTCGGACTCAAAACTTTCTAACATCTCTTGTGCGTCCCCCAACTCAGATTTAGACCAATCCCTCACGGTCTTCCAAGTCGCGGAATGTAAATTTATTGCTGTCATTAAATGCCGCTACCCATCTTGCGTTTTAGACCCATCTCCATGCGCCTGTTATTCTCCCTCATCATATCAACGCCAATCTTCTTATCATCCTGAGACCCCTTAACAGCATCTCCCTGCATCTTGGCTTGAACTTGTCGCATATTGGTATTCTCTTGCACCGTCAACTTAGCCATAGCAATCTCACGCTCTTGCTGTAGTCTTTGTTGCTCAAGTTGAGCGTCTACTTGCATCTCTTGTTGTTTCAACTCAAGGTGAGCCTGACCTAGTGGATCAACTTGTGGTTGCTGTTGCTGTGCCATCATCTGCTGTTGCATCTGCATTTCTTGCTCAATCTCAGAGTCAGTCTTAACCACTTCATTAGGGTCAAGTTGCATAGAGGTCACAACTCTGCGGTAGAGTTCTGGAACATCGGTAAGAGGCTGAAGTAACGGTGATGCGGCAATATTAATGAGAGACATGGCATTTTGCGCTTGCATCTCTTTGACGATCAGGTGAGATGACCCACGAGCGTGAATCTGGTTATCGCCTTTAATCTCTTGGTTAGGGTTAAACTGCATATTCCAATCGTACAGACGTTGGATGAACGGCAATGTAATCCCATCATCCCATGACTTGATTGCTCTCCGCAAAACCGTGTTCGCGGAGTTCATAAGAATGGACATCCCTGTGGCTGTGTTGACAGGTTGTGCGCCCGCCTCACCCTGCGCGACAGAAGGCAATCCCGCCTCTTCATCAGCAAGATCACGCGCCACGTTAAAGAGTGCCAGCAACTCCTGTAAGTGTCCGTTAATATCAAACGTGCCAAATGCTTGCTGTACGTTTGAGGTTAGACCTTTTGCTCTCCACACTTTGCGAGGTCGTATTGACCAATCTCCGTCTACAGGCTCTACAGACGATTCATTGATAACAATCTGTGGCGCGGTAGACAACCCTGCGTTATCCATCGCCATTCGCCAACTGGCGTTCATTGCCCGCTGACTGTTGTTCATTAATCGTGGGACACCGTACCCAAACACTGACGTATCAGTCTTCTCCCATGTGAACACGGAGTAAGGCATCTCGCCCGTGTCCATGATATTCATCGTGGCACGAATAACTCGACCCTCTGTGAACCACACAACACCGCTCGTAACATCTAGCTCGTTGTCGGTGTCTACCTCACACCCACAAGCCTCAAGGTCAGCTTTACTTAGCTCACCGTGATACTCCCACACTTCAAACCGAGATGCCTTCTGGTTCGTGATGCCAGACATGGAACGCATAGTCTCTAGGTGGTGTGATGTAGGGTATTGCTCATCCTCAGAACGTAACAACTCGTTAATCTGACCAGCTAGATAGCCTTCCTGCATCGCCAAATCACGCAAATCCTTCCGCGACATAATGTGACGCTGTAAAACAAACTCAGCATCCTCTATCTTCCTAGCCGCCATGTCTGGGAAGAAGTCCCACGGATCGACACGCTCACAAGCTGGACGCTTGTCCATTGTGATTTCTAATA